ATCACCGCTTGTGGGTGTTGATGAAAATTCAAATATTGGAGTTTTTTTAAATTCTAATTTAGAATATAAATTAATATCAACATCGATATTGTCTGTTGTTGTCACATTTGCAAATACAATATTATTTTCAATTTCTGTTAAGACATAAGTTCCCGACACATCATATAGTTTTTCGTTTTTTTGATTATATACCTCACCATTTGTTACAGTAAAGGTAGAGTTTAATGGGATGTTTTTCCAGAACTTATTGAATTCATCTGTAGTGTTTGCTGTGTTTTTGGGATCTGAAAAATCAAAGAATACTTTTGTTTGGTTTGAATAGTAAATAACATTTGGGGTCGCAACCAGACCAGATACAGTGCTTACTTTATCTGTAAGAGTTCTTTTATATTCCAATCCATAAAACAAACCAGTTCTAGCAGTGACAAGATTAGAATTTGCTTTAACTTGATTTTTGTTTCTGCTTACAGCAACTGATTTTTTTATGTTGCTTGGATTCATTTTTATGAAGCTATGTAATTAATATCTTGACGACCATCTGTTGATCTAACATATACTGAAGTTAAAGAACCTACTTCAAGAAACATTGATTCTCCTCTTTCTAGAGGATATCCTTCATTAGATCTAGTTAGAAGATTGTTTCCCCCAACATATACCACTCCTGTGTTAGATAAAGATGCCTTTATGTGTATACCAGAGGTTAGTCTTGGTGATGTTGTGGCAATTTGAGATGCAGTTGTTGTTGCAGTTTTTATGCCACTCGTTACGGTTGATGGTTTAGTGTTATCAATTATCTTCACTTGAATAGTGCCATTGTTTAATTTTTCGTTTATACTAGAAACTGTATTTGTATTAGTTTTAATATTGTTCAGTACAGTATAAATCGAACCAGTGGTTCCTAGTGAAAGAAGTATTGATGATGTGTCAAATGTTGTTCCACCCTGAATTGATACTGGCAATGAGCTTGTTGCAGTGACGGTTATTGCTCCACCAGAACCTATACCTTTTATCAAAACAGGAGCATCACTTGTAATTCCTGTTCCCTTTATCATTAGCCCATTAGAATCATAATTTGCAACTCCAACAGTTGCTCCTATGCTTACGCTAAAGGTAAATCCTGCATTTGTTACTGCTACCTTTAAGGAGTCTCCAGAATAACCTAAAGTTGTACCATCAGATGCATATAGTTTAGTTGGAACTTTAGTATCTCCATTATGTCCATACACTCGTATACTGTCTGTTGATTCTGTTAGATTGATGCTTCCGCTGATCCCAACATTTCCGTGAACTGTAACAGAATCTGTAGTAGAATTTAGTCTTCTCCCGCCAGTAATTCCTACAGCGGTTGCTCCAGAAATACCAAAAATACCATACTCTGTATTTCTTACAGTTATCGTTCCAGTAATTCCAACTAGAACTCCATTGGTCATCCCTTGAATTGCACCGCTTACTCCAACTGGTATTGTTGAGAATGTAGTTCCTGCAATTTTTAAGAATGATCCTGCGCCTGTTTGGCCAACAAAGAAGGTTCCGGTTCCTGTTATTGTTCCCGTTATACCTAGATTTCCGGTTGATCCATAAATATAGATTGGAAGTGGTGTTGCGGTTGTTACTCTGGTTGTAGTAGTATCATCACCGTATGCTACTTTATTAATTGGAACATGTGATTGAGTAAATCCAGTACCACTGGTTCCCCAGTCTGTTGCTAAATATGCGTCACCTGTAGCAGTTGTAACCAAAATATTATCTAATGTGTATGGCATCTTGATTCCTTCTAAGAACTATGTATAATGGTAATATAAATAGAAGGATAACATATGTTTATTGAATTAACCAAAGAAGACTTTTCTAAGAAAGTCGAAAATAGAGTAAAAGAAAAAGAATGTTCCTACATGGACGCAATAATTTATATTTTGGAGGAAAACTCCATTGATATTACTGTGTCCCCTAAACTTTTGTCCCAACCAATAATTGAAAAAATACAGGAAGAGGGTCAAAAGTTAAATCTTTTGCCAAGAAAAAAGAACTCACTACCTTTTGCTTGAACGGCGAGTGGTGGTGTGGTATACTTGTGTTGTTGGTGGTGGGGAGTTCCCACCTTTTAGTTTAGTCCGAAGGAGATCTTCGGGAAGGAGATTTTATGAGTTCATTTAGCGATTTTAAGAAGAAGTCAAAGACTAGCATCGATGTTCTAGTCAAGAAGTTTGCAGAAGAAGAAGGCGGTAAGAAGGATTACAAGGACGAGCGTTTCTGGCGTCCTACTCTGGATAAGGCAAAGAACGGTTTTGCTGTTATCCGATTCCTCCCCACTATTGATGGTGAGGATGTTCCGTGGGTCAAGCTCTACTCCCACGCATTCCAAGGTCCAGGTGGTTGGTACATTGAAAACTCACTGACCACTCTTGGAAAGCAGGATCCGGTTTCAGAAATGAACAGCCTACTCTGGAAGAGTGGTCTGGACAGCGACAAGGATCTTGCACGGCAGCGTAAGCGAAAGCTAAACTACATCTCCAATATTCTGGTGGTTAGCGATCCTGCTAATCCTCAGAACGAGGGTAAGGTGTTCCTGTTCAAGTACGGTCAAAAGATCTTTGAGAAGGTTCAGGAGGCAATGCAGCCTGAATTCAATGATGAAGAACCAATTGATCCATTCAACTTCTGGACTGGAGCAAACTTCAAACTCAAGGTTCGTAATGTTGGCGGTTATGTCAACTATGACAAGTCTGAGTTTGATTCATCGTCACCACTTCTAGGTGGTGACGATGCACAGTTGGAGAAGGTATGGCGTTCTCAGCACTCACTGAAGGAACTTATTGCTCCTTCTAACTTCAAGACCTATGAGGAACTGAAGACGAAGCTTGAGAGCGTTCTAAAGGGTGATATCCGTGGTAAGGCGCCTATGGGTCAGCGTACGGCGGAGGATGTTGATGAGGAAGAACTCGCCGAAAAGCAGTGGGGTGGCACTTCTAAGACCAAGAAGGCTCCCGTTGAAGATGAGGTAGATGATTCCACGGACGCTCTTGAATACTTCAAAAAGCTCGCCGACGACTAACCCCACGGGAGATAGAATCTCTCGTCCGACACCCCCGCCAGCTGCAGCTGGATCACGGGGGTGTTTCTTTTTATATATAGAGTACTTACTGAAAGGAAACTTAAATGGCAATATATTACTGGGTAGGAGTAACATCGGGCGCATCGGGTGCAACACAAAACTGCAATATTACAAGTAATTGGACACTTTGGGGTCCTGGATCTATTCCTGGAGGAACTTTACCACCAGCAGCACCAACAATTCCAAAATATAATGATTCTGTAATATTCTGTCGTTTTAGTGATGGTAATAATAACACAACATATCCTAAATATGGACCCTTTGGTACAATGATGGGGATATCAGGACCTGCTGGAAATACTGCGGCTCAATTTTTTGTTAGTGTTGGTATTTCTGGTGATTATCCTGTTGGTATAGGAAAAGATGGAACAACTCCATTCACTTTTGGTACAAGTAATTTAACATTATTAAAAACGTCAGTAGAGGGAACCACCTTTATCGATATAATCGGATTGAATGATAATGCAGGAGTTACAAAATCCAACGCATGGATTAAATATAAGGTAACACACTCACAAGGTAAAACTTATAGTATTCAAGGCAATGCTATTCAACTGAGAAGAGATACTCCTACTGATATTAACCAATTTAGTACAGAAAATGATTATGGCAGATTTGATTTAAGAAAATTCACAATTGAAGATTCGGGACCAAATCCAGCAATCAGTGAGAGTAATTATAAATTGGCACAAACAGTTTTTATTGTTGGTCCAGAAACATCTATTCAGTCAAATATAATTCTTAATGGTCATGCTACAAAATTTTTGATTGAAAAGGGATTTGGTTTTACCACAAGTGACAAATCATTACGCATCCATACACCGGTCAGTGGATCACAAAGTGGTTCAACTGGTCCTACAATTGAATTTATGTATGAATCTGGATTAAGTGGAGGTTCAACTGGTCCAGAAGAAACAACCAGAACATACATCGAAAAACTAGCAACACAAACCGGATCTAAAACATATGGCCTTGTTAATGTTTATCATGGAACTGATTTTAATTACCTGGAACAAAGTGGATCTAAAATTGTGTTTGGTCAAGATCCAGGATTAGATGGTAGCGTTGTTCAGGAAGGATCATTTGCTGCATCTAACTCTACAATGATAATTAAAAATGGTTCTGTTAATATTGGATCTAATGGTAGCTTCTATATCCATAGCGTAGCAGCAAATACTCCAGTTGAAATAATACCAGAAATTAATCCTTCTTCTGGTATATCTGCTTTTGACTTAGATTTATCTCCTGTAAGCGGATGGACAGGATCTTATACTAGTTAATAATTAATAATTCATATCATTCGAAAACCCCCCAGAAATGGGGGGTTATTTTTTACATATGTTGTGTTCGCCAAACTGGTATTGATCTTAAATTTGTTTTTAATTTTTCAACAGTAGAAGAAGGCAAGTTTGTGTGTATCATTGCTTGACCTGGCGGATTTCTTGATAGATTATCTGTTGTATCTTTTGTGCTGCTTGTTCTATTATTTGCCTTTTCACCTTTATTTTCATCTTTTTCTTTTTCATCTGAAAGAGCTTCAGATGTCGAAGCTTCTTTTTTAAGTTCCATATTTTTTTCTATAGTTTTTGATAAATTATCACCAGTGGATGCTTTTATTTCTGTTGTTTCGTTACCCATTAAAACATCTTTTGGATTTGATGAAACTTTGTTTGTTTGGTTTGGCATCTTAGTAGGTAGTACCATTTCAGATCCCGACTCTCCAACTAGAGCAGGAGAAGATGTAATTTTTGCAACGGTTGAACTATTTACTATACCACCACCAGAAAATGCAGGTATCAAAATTTTGGATTCTCTATTAGATACAATAGTTCTTGCTTGTATTCTATTAACTAATCTTTGCTGTAGATCTTTAAATTTTAACTTACTGACATCGGATAAAGATTCTCCTTTGTTTGGATCTATTGTAAGATATGACTCTTTTGATAAAAACTGATAAGATGGATTTGATAATTGTTTTGTGTTAAACTCTACTATTGAACTATTATTTTCAATTTTAGAATTTAATGATTCTGTATTATTAGTAAAGTTATTGTTAAAAAGTTTTGATGTATTTTTAATTGTAGAACTATTAGTGTTTAGCACATTATTATTTGAAACAGATGAACTATTAGTGTTTAGCACATTATTGTTTGAAACAGATGAACTATTAGTGTTTAGCACATTATTGTTTGAAACAGATGAACTATTAGTGTTTAAATTAGAAATATTTGATTCTTTTTCATTCACATTAAGTGTTTTATTATTTAAATTTAAAGTTTCATTTTTCTTTATATTTGTACTTGAAGTTTGATTCAGTATTTTTGTTAGTCCATTTTCAATCGTATATTCAGTCAATGCTGTTTTTGTTATTCTTTCTGGATGATCTTTTACTTTCTCTACCAAAAGAGTTCCATCTTGTTGTCTCGTTACTTTTGTTATCCTATCTCCATTAATTTCATTTTTTGTTGATATGTTATGTTGATTTGTTTCTAGAGAAGATTGATGATTTTGTATATCATAAAATTTTGGATTTTCTGATAAGTTTGTTACAGATGTATTATTAATTGAAGAATTATTTTCTGTTTTATATTCTGTCTTGTTTGATCCTAAATTTTTAACATTTTTGTGTGAATTTGTAACTCTATAATTTGATACCTCTGTAAAAAAATTGTATGGTTGCTCTGTTATGAATGACATATAAGCAACATTACCCTCTTTTTGTTTACTTTTTTTCTTCTTGTTTTTTGAATTAACTTTTGTAATTTTCTGTTCTGAAGAAAATAAATTTGATGTACTATTTGTGTGAAACAAATTAGTAATTGTGAGAGGGGAAAGACTATTTACAAGTGTGGTGCTTGAGTTGATTATTTTTTCTACAGGAGTTTCATTTTTTTTTAAAGTGATATTGTATAAATTTTTTGTAGAATCAAATGAAACCTTTTTGGAATAATCTCTAGAAGCATTTGCATTTTCTGAATCGATATTTACATTGATGTTAATTTCTTTAGATGCACCCAATGTTCCATCTGATGCACCAGATGAAACAGCAGAAGGTTGTTCCATGTCTAATGCGTTTGGTTGAATTAAAGGTCTAGAAGAAACTTGAACAGTGCTAGAAAAAAGGTCTAGAAAAGTTTTTTTAAGTCCTTCTATGTCTTTTTGTTCTTTCATCTTCTACCCTTTCTTTTCAATGCATTTAGCATATTTTGTTCGTTTGCAATTCTGTTGTTTTCGTCCTCTATCAATCGCCTCAGCAATGCAAGGTAAATGTCTCTTTCCCAAGGTATCATTGATTCTAGTTCATGTAGACTGTAATGATACGAGTGACATAATTTAAAATTTACATCAAAAAGAGTATTTAAGTTTGTATGACTGAGGCAAATCCGAAAAAATCCTTTATCCCCCTTAGAATTACGGTTCGTTTTGTTCCATCAGATGTTTTGTATGATACAGTTTTTTCTATTTTTGGCATAGATGAAAAAAAATTGATTATCATATCAAATTGTTTTTTTGTTAAGTTATCAACAAATTCTTTTATTTCCGCTCGATCCACTTGATCCATTTCTATTTTTTCTTCCTTGGTTTCTATGTAATCGATGCAGTTTATTGCAAGTTCATAAAAATCTGAAAGTTCCATAGATTCTAAATCGGTATTTAAAAACATTCCAAGAGTTGGGTATTTCATACCTATAACTAAATTTTCACTTAACTTTAATTGTTGGGTGTGATCTTTATTTTTTATCACTTCAAGTTCATCAAGGTTTATTTTTAGTGTCACTTCTTCTTTTGTTTCTGGACATACAAGTATTGGACTTGCAAATTCTTCCACTGATTTAGATCTTAATTTTATAAACAAATATTCTAAATCAAAAATTGGAAGTTTAGAAGCATCTTCTATATCATCAAAACACGACTCTATTACTTCTTGAATTGCTTTTAGTATTTCTTTCTCACTTGCAGTTTCTTGTGCAATTAGTAAAACCTTTTCTTCTTTTACAAGAAAAGGTCTATACCAAACTTTTTTACCAGTTGAAGGAATTATATCAGTATATTTTGGTGTCGATAATTTTAAAATGTCAGTAAGACTCATATTTTCTCCATGTATCAATAGAATTGATAATCTCTAAATGTAAACACTACAACCATAGTACCGTAACCAGAAGCCTCCGCGCTTAATGTTGTTGGAGTAATTGAAAGTGGATATGCATCTCTCAACAACATACTAGCGGTTATTTCATTTGCTCGACCTGATCTAGACTGACCAGTAGGATTATTGGATTGAATACTTAAACAGTTTATTTGTATCAATCCAGAAAATGCATCATATGGTCGAGTATAATCTGAGTAGTTCTCTGCTCCTACTGATGTACTTTGTCCTATACCACTCGCACCACCGGCGCCAATAGCACCAAGTGCAATTTCAATACCACCTAATCCTGCTCCCTGAGCACCGTCAGATGCTGGATTTGGCGGTATAACTCCATCCATCCATGCTTCCATAAATCTTCTTTCGTACCAATCCTGATAGATATAGAAAGACATTGCACATTCTCCATATTCTCTCTTGGTTGGTATATTAAAATCAGGGCCCCAATTAGTAAACGGGGTGGTTTGAAACGATCTAGGAGGCATGGTTACGTTTTCTGGGTATGTTTTCATTGAAGCCAGTCCAAGAGCGGGCACAGAAAATAAGACTTCATAGCGGCTTACTTGTTGTAGTCCACCAGATGACAATATTCTTTGCTTAAATTGACGAGTACTTCTACCAGTTCTATCGTATGGCGCGCCTGGGGGTGGTCTGCTCAAAACAGTTCCTCCTCTGTTAAAATTTTAAACAAGATTTGATGTTTTTCACAAAAACTTTTTGCTGAACTCCATTTTGCTTGGTTAACTGCGTAGGTGAGTCCTTCGGTTAAAATTGTTTTTTTCTTTTTCTTTCCAATTTTAGGTTGCTCTGTTTGTTTTTTTGGTTTTATTTCAACAATAGTTGTAGTGACATTTCCGTTTTTGTCTTTTGTTTCAACTAAGAAATCTGGTATGTAGTTGTGAACTTTATTATCTACAGGAGACAGATATGGTATCTTTATTGCTTCAAATGCCCACCTGACAACATTTTTATTGTTGTCTAGATACTTACAAAATTTTCTTTCCCACAAAGATCGGCATATAATTGATCTTGGATCACCTATATATTTTGTAGGATTTTCTAAAGTATATTTTGTTTTATACGGCATATTAGTATCTATAAGAGGAAAATATAAAATGGCAATGTTTCACCATGTTTATCCAGCATCAGAAGCTCTTCAAAAAAGAGTTCCTTTATGGTTGAAATTTTTTGCCTACGAGTATACCCATAATAGTTTTCTTAGATCTAATAATTATGGTGCGGCTGGTATACCACCTAGCGGTCTTCCACTCTTGGGTTCTGTTTTTGTTCCAGCCCCAACTGAGTTTTCTACACTTGCCAGTGCTTCCTATAATACTGCAATAAATTCAAAAGAAACCGAAACTAAAGCAGATCCAAGTAAAACTTTAAAGAATATAGCAGATGTATTTGGACTTGGTGATATAGTGGATGATATTACTAGTATGATACCAGATGTTGCTGGTGCAATTAAAAAGGTTAATGATTTGACCATAGGTAATCTAGTTAACATGGATATGTCTGACACCACATTTCAGGGTATGAATAAACGAATGTATCAGTTTAAATTATTATTAGGTGCAGTCACTGAAGAAGATTCTACAGCTGCATCTGGAGTAGCAGAATTTTTTCAAGCATATCAATTGCCAACAGCGATACCAGTTCTTGGACAAATTAGCAAAACGGTAAGACATCCTCCGTTGTGGTTCTTTGGAATCGGTTCAGGAAGTAATCCAAATATTGACAGCGATTGGTGCGGTCAACCACAGTTTGCATTATTGAATGCAGTAACTGTCAATAAGTCTGGTTTTAAAAATTCATATGCTATATCGGAAGGATCTAGTCTGAAACCATTAGCACAATCTATATCGTTGTCATTTGTCGAACTTGAACCTGCATTGTCTGCTGCATTTAGCACTACTATTATAAACAGATCAACTTCTTGGTATGGACTTGGTGGTATAGGAGCTGGTGCCGCAAGGGCAGTTGGATCTGTCATAGGAGGGTAAAATGCTTTTTGCTACTTTTCCAAAACTAGACTACACTTTTGCAAATGGCAAAACAGTAACTATAACTGATATTTTTAAAAAAATATCACTAACACAAAGCACACTTGAAAACACTGACTTATTTGATACGTTTTTAATTTCTGATGGATTGACTCCAGAAAAAATATCTTATGATTACTATAGAATTCCAAATTACTCTTGGGTTTTATTTTTAGCAAATCAAATAGTAGATCCACATTTAGATTGGCCTATGGAATATTCCTCTTATGAATCTTATATAAATCAAAAATATAAAGGAACATCATTTTTTACTTGGTATCGACCAAATGTAAAACCAGGAGATATAATGGTAGTTTCAAATAATCCATCTGGAACATCCATAGATACCGGAAGATATGCAATAGTAACAGATTGGCGAAAAGAAATGAGAAATCTCGTTTGCTCTGGTATTCAGGGAAATATAAACGGAGATGAGTATGTTCTATTTCTTAGAAAAATAAATGGTACTTTACAAATTGCAGATATCGGAACAACTAATAATGTAATACAACTTAATAAAAAAGTGGTAAACAATTTAGAAACACCAAAATATTTTTATGTTGATAGAGATGTTTATGAAGATGAAATAATAAGTCCATATAGAATATTAAATGGAACAACTCTTACTACTTTAACCGCAGATCCAACTAGTACATCAATTGCTGATGCTGCTTATACCGATACTTCTACATTAAGAAACACAGTACTATATAAATATGTAGCCAATCAATCCATAGGTTTAGTAAAGGTGAAAACATTAAAATCATATGAACTAGATTTGAATCAAAGAAAATTCTCATTAAAAATTCCAAAAACTTTCACGGTGTCTTCTATTTTGGAACTTTACAAACAAGCAGTGAAAACAGAAGACATTGGTAGAAATTTATCAATAAAAATAACAATATAATATGGCAAACACAGAAGATCTAAATCCAAAAGCAGACAACTCGCACTCACCATTAGTATCATTTTTAAAATCAGTTAAAATTGATAAACTTAAAAATTTTACAAAAGATAGGTCAGACTGGGAGATTGTTAGTAGCTTTGAAATAGTATCTCCTGATTTTGTCGGTTCTGGTGAAAGTAAATTATTAAATCTCTCAATAAATGAGAGTATGTTTTCTCCATTTATATCTGGTCATATTGATGTTATTGATAAACTAGATTGGATTGGTCAATTAAATATATCAGGAAATGAATTACTAACTGTTGAGTTTGGTTTCATAGACTCACAAGAAACTGTTACATTTGAGTTTTTTGTTTGTAATATGAAAATTATAAACAATTTTACAAACGTAAATACGCCAAAACTTAATACAACAGAAAAGGTAATAGTCTATAGACTGGAATTTATTTCAGATGAAATCTTCAATACCCAATACAATAAATCACTTTTAGAATTTGATAAAGATTTTATAGGTTTAATTGCCGCAAACGGTGAAGGCACACAAGGTCTTCCTGGCCTTGTAAATTACATTGCAACCAAATTAGATTTGACTTTTTTGCCAGGAGAAATAGAAGAAACAAAAAATGGCATTTGGTTAAAAAGTGGAGAAATCAGTTTACCAAATGGTATTCCTCAAGGTCAAATAAATTTGGCCACACTAATGTCTTACATTACAAATTATGCTGTGCCTAAAGACAACATAGAAGCACCAAATTATTTTTTCTGGAAAGATAGAGATGGTTGGCATTTTAAATCTATAGAAAAAATTCTAAGAGATCAAGAGGGAAAAGAACCAACTATAGAATTTGATTTGAATAGTGAAGATTATGCAGACTTTAATAGAGTTATGCATGTGGAAGTCAACAATCAAAAAGACACTCTTGATCTATTTCAAAGTCATGCTTTCATGTCTCATTATGTAAAAACAGATCCAGACTATAAAAATTTATATTCTGACTTTTTAAGTAGTAAAAAGGGATTTACATATTCAATAGTAGACTATGATTATCATAGAGATTTTGAAAAAGTTAGACATATTGAAGAATATAAACTTATTCCAGAACATGTTGAAACTTCTCCAGTAAAAATTCAAAGAACAAATTCTGATAATTCTATAAAATCATTTCCAATACCAAACACACTAATCAGGGATAATATTTTTAGTTTCTATACTACTAAAATTTATAATACACCATTTGAATATAATATTCATCATTCTACAGATCATGGGTTTGGAAAAAGACCAGATGAACAAGCAATTATATGGTGGGATTATCTAGATAGAGAAAAAGATTCAAGATGGTCAAATGTTGCTTGGCAACCACAATTTGATATAACTGAATTGGAGATCAAAAAGTTACACACAATCTATACAAAAATTAGAGAACCATTAAAAGAAAAGAGAAAAGAGTTTGTACGACTCAAAAATCTAAAAAGACAATGGGAAGTTTATAGGTGTGTCGTGTGTTGTGCAACAAATCCTGTTGGTAGCACAGCAGATAATGAAGTGTTTAGAAATCCATTGGGTATTACCAATCCAGATGAGTTTAATGCTCTATTTGGAAAAGATGGTATATTTGGAGGAGAACAAGAATATAAGATTGTTGCAGCCGGATCTTTTACCGATACAATAAATTATGAAAGTAAAAATTATGAAATTCAACACGGATTAACTCTTGCTATAAATTTAGATAATCCAGGATTTACTTTACCACAGGGAGTAAATCTTGCAGACTATAATCCAAATGTTTGGTATAAAGAATCTATTGGTCAATTCTTTAATCTTAAAAATAATATTAACTTGTATTTAAACAATGTAATACAAAGAGGTGTTAGGCAATATGACAAAGAAATTGCTAACTTAAGAGAAAAGGTTGTTTTAGCAGAAACATTTTTAGAAAATGTTGAAACGTATATAACAGAAGCCAACTCTTGGATAGAAAGCAGATTATTACCATGTTGCTCTTCAAATCAATCTAATTCAGATACTTCTCCTTTGCTTTTTGTTGGTGAAGATGATCAAGATTATAGTCAACTTTGTAATTATAATTTTTTACCAGATGTATATTTATCTGAAATTTTCATGTATGGATATAGATTTAATATACTTAAAGCTCCAGATGAAAATGGAAATGCTACTGGTGAAACATTAACTGACGGTAAATTACCAGCTACTGGATTTGCTAGTGTTGATAATTTTGGTTGGGCAGCAGCGTGGGGGGGTGTTTATGAGTACTTCCCGCCCGAGTATTTCTCTGGTTATAATGATTATACTCCTGTAGATGACGCTCATCTTGCAGAAATGCAAAAATGGAATTGTCATAATTTATTTTGGAACGCAGAAGTACAAGGGTCTGGTGGTGATCACTGCGATGCTTTGGCGCTGTGGAACCAGATCTGTCCTCAACAGACTTTTCAGTGGGATGGAGAACCTTTTAAATGTGCCACAATCACCGGCGATCCGTGGACAAAATGTACTTCTCGTCCTATTAGTCGATGGCAATTTAATGAAAATTCCAGTCCCTGGACTAATTCAATATATGGAGGACCTGTTGGAAATCAACTAAAAAGATGTAGCGGAGGTGCAGTGGCTTGTGGTATTTCAGAAAGAAATGGAACTCGTTATGGACACCTGAAACCTCTTGATTCTAATTATGAAAATTACACTATGTATGCTGGATTGGGAACGGAAGATACCGATGCAGCAATGGGAACTTTATCACAAACGATAAATGATTTTACTGGAAGCGATTCAACAATAGTAACATATGATAATTTAAAATGTGGTGGTTTTTATTGTTATGGAAAACCAGGTTCAGCCGGAAAATGGATATCTTGTGATAAGAATGCAGGAAAAAAATGTCCATGGCAATCCATTAAGCAAAATGTCATAAACGGGGAAATGACACAATGTGAATCGTTTACTTTTGATTTCTTCGAAGGTACTGGTCAAATATTTTATACGGATTATGGATTGATAGGACCTTGGGAAGAGGTTCGTAAAGAAATAGAACAACAAATTAATAACGATACTGCATCTTCTTGTGGTAAAACCTATAAAGTTGCATGGAATGGATTAGGGTATTGTGTGTCATATAATACACGCGACTTAAATTTTGAGAATTTAACTAGTGATACTGAAAAAAATATTGATGGTCCTGGACCAGCCAAAATTAA